GCCGCCACTAGATTATTTGTTATACAGTTGCCTTGAACTGTAGATAGATTTCATCATCCCCCGCCGAACCAGAACTTCTGATCGGGCGAAGAGTAACGTCGTAGATGTCAGTCCCATTTCTGTTGCCTGGCGTAATGCCAGCAATCTCGCACTTAGGAGCAGATAGATCAACGTCGACGGTTGAGTTAGTAAGCCCATACGAGAACGCCGTCTGACTTACGGCTTCGAGTGGAGTCCACCAGTCTTCACTGGCAGCCAGCGCCACTTCTGGGTTGATAGTGATCTCTGGCGCTCGATTGGTAATTGAGATACCTTCTGTTGCATGTGTAGCCCCAAGGCAAACCCTTGGCGTTATAGTGTTATGAAGGCCAAAAGTAATGCCCTCGATACATGGACTGTCTGATCCAAAGGCAAGCGTTCCGCCCATCGCAACGAGTGGAGCATCTCCACTATCTGTCCAGGTAGTAGGAAGCGTAGAATCGGTTGGTTTCCCTGGATACAGGCCCGTCATTGAGAAACTGCCAGTGGCTACTTGTCCGCTATTCCAGTTAAACACAACGTTACCTTTAGCGCCAGTGATCTTCCACAGGATGTCTTCCTGATAGGCCCAGATCGTCACAGATGGAACCCACTGCGTGCCGTTCATTACGGCTTTGGTTGCACTAGACACCTGAAGATTCTCGTTATTCTCATAGGTATCGTTGCATGTGACAGTCCACTCATCAGAGAGGGTATGCCCTGTGGTCGCCCCAAAGGTCACTGTAACGCCATCGGCTAGTGTTTGGGCAGCACCGGTTACAGTAACGCCTTCAGTCCAAGAACCACCATCCTGATTCCACTTGAAGGTATCAGTGGCGGCAGCAAGATCAATGTTAATTAGGAACGTTGTATTGGCTGTGCCAGTATACGTTCCTCCCATTGTGAGGTCACTTTGGCCGGTCCCTGTTGTTTGATCGGCCAGGCCAGGAGTACGTGTAATGTTGTCCACATAGACAACGCCTGTAGTTGTTCCGCCCCATCCGGTGTTTGTCTGTTGCGTAACAGCCCTGACAGTAGCGCTTGCGCCAGAATCCTCTCCAACAAGGGTAGCGGCAACTGCAATTTCCGCAGCACCAGCATCAAAGGCCAGGCGAGTACACTTCAATCCACGGGGTGATGCTGGATAATACTTTCCATCCGTTGTCGATTCCTCGTTATCATCCCATCCACATGCCTGTAATAGCGCATCGCATGGCGGGATTGTTTTATTGGTGTTATCCACTTGGATCTCATGGTCAAATGAGATTTCCATGTACTTTTGTCCCAATACACCAGGCCTTGGCGACAAAGAACCATCTTGTGCCGCAGGATCGTGGTAAGTTAGATTCGGGCGTATAGCAACATTGCTAACTGCAAGAAAGTTTGCTGAAGTCGTTGGCGTTGGGTCGGTTCCTTCAAATTGTTCTATTTTAACTAGTATTAACTGATTCTCAGTAAGCATCGTCCGCCTCCCTTATACGGCAGCGAACGCAAGAGAAATTTCGTCGTCGCCAGTAGTTCTAACACAACGGAAAGGAAGATCGTAAATCAAAGTTCCACCACGGTCTCCAGATGCAAAACTCATTAGCTCCGTCTTTGGCAAAGATACTGTCAGTTTCGATGTCCCATCGGAAACTACATACGAAATCGGCTTTTGCAAAACAGATTCATAGGCAGTTAGATAATCAATGGTCCCTGCTTTTATCATCTCTGGGTTGAACGATCCTTCTGGCATACGGTTTGTAATAACGATTTCAGAAATACCATGCGTATCAGCATCATCTAGCGATGGATTCTGTGCCAGCGTATTCTTTAGTCCAAAAGCAAGGCTCTCAACTACAGGATGATTGCTAGTATCCCAGTCAAATGACTGGTTCATTGCCACAACTGGCGAGCTTCCAAGTTCTGTCCATGATGTTAGGAATGTACTATCAACAGGCTTGGTATATAGTCCCTGCATTGTGAATGACAACATAACGGGTTTTCCTGCCGCAAAGTTAAAGTCTACATTGCCACGGCAGCCATTTACCTTCCACAGAATATCTTCCTCATATACCCATAGGGTGCAAGATTGGAATCCAGTTGTTCGAGGAAGATAAATTCCATCAGCAACAGAATCAGTATATCCAGTGGACAATAATAGCGGATCACACGGAGGCGTCTTATAATCAGACGCAATCTCCATCTGAAGTTCATAGTCAAATGTGACTTCGATGTACTTTTGTCCAAGCGTTCCGGCACGAGGCGAGAGAGAACCGTCCGTCGCAGCCGTATCATTATAAGTTAGATTTGGCCGCACGCTGATATTGCTTGCCGCAAGGAAATTTGCAGCCCCAGTTGGAGTCGGGTCAGATCCATAAGGACTCTCAATCTTTACGAGTAAAATCTTGTGTTCACTTAGCATCTTTTTCTTTATCCTCCATTATTGGAAAGTGTTTCTTTGGTTTGTAATCCTTCTTGACAGGAGGATCTAGGTGTTTGGGGGCTATTGGTTCGATAGGAACTTCTTTGACAGTTTCCTTAACAGGAGGCAACGCCTTCTTTTTTGGCGGCTCCTCTATTGGATCGATATGGCGGCTGTAGATTGGCATTGCGATACCTCCGTGTAATTTTTTGATGGACTTGACAACAAAGAGCGTTTATGATATAATGGTGATACTATGAGGTGATGGCAGCATGAAAAATAAAACCGTGAAGGACATTGTCAGCGACTACCTGCGAGACAATGGATATGATGGACTGTATGCTGATTCACTGGGGTGCGGATGCGTTCTAAAGAACCTAATGCCGTGTAATAGAAATCCATCTGAATGTCGCGTTGGATACAAAAAACTAGACTTATATGATGCAGCGGGGTTTATTGTTCCCCTGCCTACTCCACTGGAGGCAGAGCGGTTGACCCCTAATGAATGGCTAAAAGATCCACGCCTGCATGGCATTAAGATCATAGACCCCGATGGCTGGGATCGCAAGAACTTTGAAGAAGATTGGGCTAAGCCACTAACCCTTGCCGAGATGCGAGATAAAGTTAATATCTCTACTTGTCTTTTTTCCAGCGGCTTGTGGACTTTCGTCAAGGAAACGCAGGATCTATAGAACGATATAATGTCGGTGGACTTGACAACGGGAGATTGATGTGCTATAATGGTTATGTATTAGGCAAGGCATGGCCTGGTGGGATAAGGCGGGGCAAGGCAAGATACGGTTAGGCAAGTTAGGGCATGGCATGGATCTTTATAGAACTTCCCGCTCCCAGCAAGTAACAAGAATCCAGACGGAGCCAAGATAAGAGCTATTGCGCTCATCGCGCAAATTGCGATCATAAACGATTTTATTGATACGCACTCTCCGCAAGGGGTCTGTTTGTTGATGTTTCTTGAGAACAATTACCGCAGATTTCGCGTAGCGCGATTTCAATCTATTAAGATATTCTATGTTTTGGTCGATCAATAGAAATACTATCGCCAGTTCATGTTCGTTGGAGACCTGAATTCCACGGGATAGCTGGTCGCTCAGTTCTGTCTTGCTTGGCAATACTGCACAAAAGGGATAGTCACCAGCGGCAAGAACCGTGCTTTTTGGATCGAAAGCGAGCATGTATCGAGAGGGTTTGGGCAACGCAAGCGCAACACCGCCAACTGGAGATGCAAGCGCCGTTAGTTCTGTGTTGATATATGTCCCCAATATGGATATGACGCGGTCCTGGACTTCCTCGATCAAACTGCACCCCCTCCATTTATGTATTGTTCAATAAGTTGAACCCATTGCTGCCTGTGCTCGTCTGTTATCTCAAGCGGTGGTCGTGCCGGCAAACGATCTTTCCCTGTTTGGTGTTCTAAACCGCGAGAGAAACTTGTACCAAATCTCGCCTCCATTGGACTGATCTCTGCGATCGTGCCATCTGATTGGCCCGTTAAGGATCTCATCAGATCGCCGCTAAGTTGAAGGATTGGCATACCAGGAGCAACAGTCTTCTTCCACGCATCATAGCCGGGAGATAACTGCTGCCATCCACCAGAGAACCCGCCTTCGCTTGAAAATTGCTCTTCTTCTATATCCCAAAAACTTCCCCGGATAGTCTCAAAGGCTGGTGTAAGATCCGCTAGGCGCGAGATAATGCCTGAGATTCTGCTGCTGATTGCCTCTGCGCCAGTTATAGTTATATTTATCATAATTTGTGTGCCCCGGAATTACGCAGTATTTTAGTGGGTTTCATATCAATCATGGCTTTCCCGGGGCACTAAAACACATCAACCATTGTAAACGCTGGGTCATGATATTCGTCATCCCCGTCAACGATCCCATCAACCATCAAGCTGGAATCTGAGGTAAGCGCAGAGGCATCATATAGAATGTCTGGATTGTTTTTAATCTCTTCAAGTTTGGCTTTATACCTGTCCCAATACAACTGAGCTTTCGGGGATTGGTCAAGGATTACGCCACCGTAAGCATTCAATGTCCTAGAACAAACACCCCACAAGGCCGTCTGCGTAGCTATCTCAAATGCAATCGGGGAATTAGCCTTTACTATTGGCACAGTAACGCGGATAGAGTGCAGAACTCCATTAAATTCTGCCTCTATCTGCGTAATGAATTCAGTTAGTTCGGTTGAGGTTGGAGAGGTGGTCGCAGTAATGTCAACGGACAGCTCGCTCTCAACGTTTGTTTCAACTACGTATGCCATTATTCACCCTAAAATGCTGAGAAGTTCGCAAATACTGTAACCGTTTTACTATCTGCCGCTATTGCGAATTTGGCGCGTATCAGATAGTAGGGAAACGCCGTTGTATTTGTTTTATAGGCTGTAGTTGCAGTTGTTGCCGTGAAGTCTCCGTTAGTAATTAGACAGACACCGGTATCGCCAACCTCTGCTGTTGCCGAGGGCATCCCATACAACGTTATCGTTACTGTTTGGTTTGTTGGATTGTCTACGCTATAAGTCAGGTTCCCTTTGCCCCTCCCGTCCACCTTAAAAGCATGTTGGTCGGTGTCGTCTCCCACAAATGTTCCGCTTGAATATGACGGCATTATTGTCTGTCGATATGAAACATCATGCCCTGACGGAACCCTAGTGATTGCTGTGTCGGCCATTCTTAATCTCCTCTCTGGCTCTTACCAGAGTTGTATCGCGGTTAGAGTGTCCGCTATCAGTTATTCAACCTATTTCTTCTTATCCTCTTCCTCTTTGAACAAAGGAAGAAGCATCGTGATAATCGCAGGGTTGATATTTACCTCTCCAAGATCCTCAACGGATATGGCATTCATCTTGATCTCAATATCCTCATCTGCAATAGTGATATATTCTTCCTTAAATCCATCCTCATCTGTCAACTGTGCTTGATCTTTTTTGTCAAGGATAAGTTCGCCTTTGGCGTCTACCTTGCTGTATTTCTTTAGCAATGCCATCCGGCGTTTCTCAAAGACTTCAACCTCTGGCTGTAGCTTTGATGCTGTTCTCGCAAACCAATAAGAGATTTTGACTGGCATATCAAGATTGCCTATTTTATTCAACCCCATAAGAACTGAACTTATTTGCCCTGATTTAATATTCATTTGTCCCCCTATTAAGGATTATTTGTTGCGACCTTATGCCGCGTTGACTAAATTATGGGCAGGGACCGAAGTCCCCGCCCGCCAATTAGTTTCCTATATTGAGACATACTTAGCAGCAATTCTGGCAGCTACACCATCGACAAAACAGTCGATGTAAATATCATTACCACTACCATTGCTACTACCAGTCACCTGTGAAGTAATATCACAGAGACCGTCCCAATTACCGTTTGCCGGTCTAAGTCGGAACCCAACAGCGTTACCATTATGCGTTCCGCCAAGTTGACCTCCGATGGAGAGTCCACAAGCAAAAGTGCTTGCGCCAATTGTAGCTCCAGTAGGAACGTCAACAGATAGATGCAGTGCTGGGAAATCACTTACTGAACCAGTAGAGGTGATTGTGGCTCCATCCTTCACCAGCATCGAACTCCACGATCCAGAGAATGTTCCAGACGTAGTCACATCCTCTGCGATGTAGATGTAGTCATGTACCGTAGAACACGATACAGACGCATCGGTGACTGCCGTAGAAACCAAGAATCCGGTAAGCCATGCTTCTGTATAGCCAACGAGAAGTTTCGATCCACCATCGTCGAAGTAGATCTCCGCGCCCGAATGTTGAGTACTACCGTCTAGTGGGATACCAGAACCAGACAAGGCATAGGAAGCTGTAC